GTTATCTCGCCTACTGAGAACAGTAAGCCATGGGTGCGTTTAAAACCGCATTATGGTTGATCTTTTGGCCCATCATTCTGCATTTTTCCATGCTCCGATTTGTGTTCAACACGTTCGCCAGGTGGTTTAGCACCTTCGTTGATCTTCTTCAATCAGTTATTGACTGGTTGATTGATGCGCGTGATTCAATGGAAGATTTGGCTGATTCTTGGATTGGTAAGTACCAATCATCAAGGGTGGATGCCAATGAAGTTGATCAACTAGTTGCTAAGCATAATCGTAAGACTCATAAATTCGCTCGCTTTCTTGGTAAACGGGCCTATTTGCAGTTTGGACATAGGAAGAAGACTGATGCTGATATGCTTGTTACAAGGAAATGGCTGCGCAATCTTGTGCAGGACCAATACTCATCTTTACGCATTCAGCACCAAATCGATGCTATTGATGAAGCTTTGTTTTTGTCATATATACCCACGGAATCTTACCAAATGTGTGAGGAATATGCCGAAACAAAGGTCTATAAGGAGATGCTCCCGCAAGGGGGCGTTTCCCTATAGGGGTGCCCAGTGATTTTACAGGGCCAGACCGGAGCTGAAACGCGAGCCCCTATTGGTGAGTCTGGCTTGGTGTCTGTAGGGCTCAAATCATTGGGTATGGTTAAAGATCGGGTGTTTGTCCGCATTTCTGGGTTATCCCGATGTGTGGACATAATACCGTTTAGTCACACTTTCTCAAATTTAAAACGTGCAGTCGCCGAGCGAGTCTTCTACGTTAAACGTGATGGCGAGTTTCGTCGACCACCCCGACCGGAGAATTTTGAACAGACATTATCTGGTGTCCGTTCCACTATTCGTAAATTCCTACCGAAGACCACCCCATGGAGTGTTCCAGAATTTCTGGCTTCATGTAAGGGTCGTAAGAAGAAGGTTTACGAACGTGCTGCAGAGAGTCTTGTGCGTGAGCCTCTTTGTGGGAAAGACTCTGATGTTGAGGTGTTTATTAAGTATGAGAAAACGGATTGTACGAGTAAAGCCGATCCTGTTCCCCGTGTTATCTCACCTAGATCGCCTAGGTACAATATTATGTTGGGGAGATATTTAAAGAAGCTCGAACATTTAATGTTCAAGTCTATTGGGAAGCTTTACGGATCACCTACCGTTATTAAAGGTTATAATGCCTATGAATCAGCACGAATCCTTCGAAACAAGTGGGATCAATTCTCACATCCGGTGGCCATTGGTTTAGATGCGTCTCGATTTGACCAGCATGTGTCCCTCGATGCTTTGCGTTGGGAACACGGCGTTTATCTTGAGTGTTTTCCTATAAAGAAACACCAAAATGAATTAAGGTCGTTGTTGGAGAAGCAACTCTATAACCAGTGTGTTGGGTATGCCCCAGATGGCACGCTCCGGTACACCACCCAAGGTACGCGAATGTCTGGCGATATGAATACCTCCCTTGGGAATTGTTTGTTAATGTGCAGCATGATTCATGAATATGCTAGGCAACGCAACGTCACCGTTCATCTTGCGAACAATGGCGACGATTGCGTGGTGATCCTCGATAGTAAAGATCTGGCACAGTTCTCACAAGGACTGGATGAGTGGTTTACCAACGTCGGGTTCACTATGAAAGTTGAAAAACCCGTTTATATTTTTGAACAGATTGAATTCTGTCAAACTCACCCAGTTTTTGATGGTCAACGATGGCTGATGATGAGGAATCCCCTCACTGCCATAGAGAAAGACACTGTGTTGTTGCAGCCATATCAGAGCAAGAAACAAATATTGAATTGGCTTGCGGCTGTAGGGCAGGGTGGACTCCGTCTTACCGGTGGACTCCCTGTGTCACAGAATTTCTATCGTGCGTACATGAAGTATGGGAAACCTGGTCAAATTTCAGTGGAGTATCAATCATGGTTTGTGCGGAAATTGTCTGAAGGCATGGATAGAGATTTCGGGCCTGTAACACCCGAAGCAAGACTCTCTTTTTACAATGCTTTCGGCATTACTCCATCTGAGCAAATTGAATTGGAAGGATATTTTGACCAGTGGGTTTTCAACCCAGTCGTGGTGAAAGGGGACCATGAATCCTTTCACCACCGTGTTTTTCCCATGTGATGACATATGGGGTGTGGTGGTTTAAATGGACCAAAACGTTGCCTATTGGCGTAAATATTTACGTGCTAAACAGAATGCCGAACGACTGCACGGATCCTGCCACTGGTACCACCACATGTACAGTCTCCTTATGGTTGGGGGGATCCCATACACAACCAACTTTTACTATATACGTATATCTCACAACAATGTCTACAAAGAGATTGAAAAACGCGACTTCCAAGGCCAAGTCTGTTGGCGCGGCCGTGAATAGAGCTTTAAATAAATATCCTGCATTATCCATGGTTCCTTATGTTCCTCAAGCGATCAAGGCCGCCAATACTGCTGTTGGTGCTGCCGATACATTTCTTGATTTGATGGAATCTTTTGGTGGGCTGGGAATTACCCACCCACAAATCACTAATGGATCCGTGGCTGGTGTTGCTAACAATGTTGCTGTCCGTCGCACCGGGCCTAAGTTCCGTGGCACCAAGGGTACGATTCGCATTGTACATAAGGAGCTCATTGGGACAGTCAACAATGCCTCGGGTACTAATGTTGGACTGCCATTGCTTATGGGTAATGGTAGCTCTGCCTTTAAAATAAATGCTGAAAATGGAAACACCTTCCCCTGGTTGAGTAGAATTGCTGCGTCTTACGATTTCTACCGCTTCAAACGTGTCAAATTGGTTTATGTTCCCTTGTGTTCCACCAGTACTGCTGGTAGGATAATGTTGGGATATGACCCTGACTCTGCTGATAAGATAGCGGTTGATCGGCAAGCATTGTCATCATATTCTTGCTCATCTGAGGCCTCCGTCTGGGGGGTTATTGATCTTGAATGTAAGCTTTCTGATACCAACAAGTGGTACTATTCTTCGGAATCCCCATCTACTGGTATTGGAGCTTATTTGGATCAGGGACAGGTGTTCTTTGCTACATGGGGTGGGGCTGGCACCACTGAATGTGGTGAGTGGTATGTGTTGTATGATGTTGAACTGAAAGACCCACAACCTGCTTCTGCTGAAGTTTACCAAGCTTATGGTGGCAACGGGTCACATGTTGTTGTACAACCATTTCCAGCTGGAGCCTCTCCCTCTGTACAAACCGCTGATCCTAACGCTCTAAAGATTGCATTCACATCGCCAGGTACCTATTGGGTCGCTGCCAACATTGCATGTACTGCGACTTCTGGTATCACGGCTGGTACAGGAGCAGCCTTAGGAGCCAATTGGTTTGTAAACTCTGGTACAACCACAATTGCTTTTTACAATTGTACAGTGTTTACTGGGGGTGCAATTATATCAATTGGCGGGCTCGCTAATGTTGGCCATTGGACCGCGTATTCTGGTAATTCTGACCAGTTTTCTGTATTAACGTATTGATAGGGTGTGAGTAAGCCTAACCTCCAGTCTTGGCCTTGGTAATTCTCCAACGTGTGGCTGGAATGGGAAGGTACTGGCTGAGGGACCCTTGATGTAATCTTCGTGGAAGAAAGTCACCACGTATAAATCCACTCTCTATTTCGGTCCAGCTACGATCCAGTGCGTTGGAGTTGAGCTGGTGATGATACTAATGTATCCGCATTTTCCTGTTGTTGTGTGAACAACTGGCATGGGTGGTTCAGCATGCAGGCTTTAATGCCTACTGGACTCGGGGAACGTACTCCCCTGGGCAGTCATAAATTTGCCTTTGACTGTCCACCAATCTTTGCACCAGAGCCCACCTGGTATGTCGCTGCGAATCGGCGGAAGGTAACCTGCCACCGACGGTAGGATAGTCAGGTGGTAGGTGGCCGGACCCTTTCAGCTAGAGCTCAGGTCGAGCATCACACGAAAGTGTGAGCCGGCCAAGACGAGCCTCAATGGACCGCGAACAATATTAAGGCTTAGGCTTTAAAGGCGATGCATTGAGGCAAAGAGCGCGTCGATTAAAACAGCGAAAAATCGATACGCGATTAAGAATCTGCTTCGATGGGCTGGACAGCACTGTTGCATCGGGGCTTTGAGCCATATGGTCAAAACGGTGAAAGACCATATAGCGATCAAGACAAGCCTCAATGGACCGCGAACAATATTAAGGCTTAGGCTTTAAAGGCGATGCATTGAGGCAAAGAGCGCGTCGATTAAAACAGCGAAAAATCGATACGCGATTAAGAATCTGCTTCGATGGGC